TGCAAGGTTGATCTGTGGCCCGTCCAGCCGCAGCCGGTCAGGCTCCGACGGCGCATGGGGTCCGAGCTGGGCCTCGATCAGGCTGTGCAGGTCAGCCGCGCCCTCCCCGTCCTTGCTGAAGGTGACATCGTGCGCCGAGGCCATGGCCTGCAGACGGCCGGAGAAGACCTGGCCGAAGGAGTCCAGATCCGAGGCCGTGCGCAAGGTGTGGTTGGCCATGGCCTGGATCGTCGCCAGCGAATTCTTGACCCGGTGATTGAGCTCGCCAGCCAGCAGGGCGCGATGCTTCTCATCCTCTTTGGTCTTTGTTATGTCTTTGAAAACTAACACAAAGTGACCGCGCGGCTCGACCGGAGCCGCAAACACGTCGAACACGCGGCCCATCGCCTCGGACTCGCTTTCAAAGCGCAGCGTCTCGCCGTCGAGCGCGACCCGTACATAGTCGTCCAGCCAGTGGCGCTCCAGGCCGGGGACAAGATCGAACGCGGTGCGCCCCTGCGCGTCGTGTAATCCCGTCATTTCCTCGAATAACGGGTTCACTTCGACGAACCGGTAGTCGATCGGGCATCCCGCCTCATCCGTTTCGATCTCGCACAGGCAATAGCCCTGATCGATCGAGGTGAAGACCGACCGCAGGCGGGCTTCGCTGGCGGCCAGGCGCCGCTCGCTTGCCTTGCGTTCGGTAATGTCGACACCCGACGCGACCAGGTCGACGACCCGGCCGGACTCGTCGCGGCGCGGGGCCAGCTGGAAATCGATCGCCACGAGCCGGTCGCCCGTCATCCGGCATTCGGCATCACGGCGTATCGTCACCCCGTTTGCGGCCTGCCGGATTTCTTCACGCAGTTCAGACTGGATGGCGGGATCGTAGCTCCACCAGAAGCACTCCCAGAAGGGTTTGCCCAGCACGTCGTCCCCGGAGGTATCCCCGAGTTCGAGCGCGGGTTGATTGACGTCTAGGACCCGTCCGTCGGTATCGAGACGCGCGGCAAAGGCCATGATGTGATCGAGGAGAGACGCTCCGCGACCGGCAGGGCCACGGCTGGCGGCGCTGCGGTGTGTCCCTGCTGGCGCATTCCCCCGACGATCCAACGCATTCAACCTCTTGGCGTCCATTAATAGTATATCAGAACGCGTGGCAGAGGAAGCCAATCTCGCGCCTGCGCTGCGAGAAAAACGCGTGAGAGGTTAATGAAACGATGGGAGGAAAAATGGTGCCCGGGGGCGGATTCGAACCACCGACACGCGGATTTTCAATCCGCTCAGGTCCCTTGTGGGACAGGCTAGTCCGGGCCTCCACCCGTTTTCCGCCCGTTGCGGCGGGCCGGACAGCCGGGCGCCGGGGCCGGCTGGCAGGACGGCCGAAGCGGGAAGCGCCCCGATCCGCCCCGCCCCCGGGTGACGCAGACCCGTCGCCTGGGCTAGTCTGACGGACGCATCATCCTGATCATGCTGAATGAGGTCTGTCCATGTCGCCCTGGTTTATTCTGGCCGCGCTTGCCGGCAGTCTTGGTGGCGGGTTTCTGATCTATATCGCACTCGCCGCAGGCGGGACGGATATCCAGCTCGGCTTTGGCGGATTGCTGGTCGTCAGCGGGCTGGTCAGCATGGGCCTTGGCGAGATGAGCGAGCACCTCCAGACGATCGCACGCAAGGCCGGCCGGCCGGATGCGGCCGAATAGGCCTACTGACCATTGCGGATAATCAGCTCCTTGGCTGTCTGGCCGTTCTCTCCGACCGAGTAGGTTACGTCGACCGGCATGATATCGGCCCAGGCGAAGAGTTCGCGGATCTCCGGCACATCGTTGATCGACAGGATGAAGCGGCCCTCGATCCGCGCGAGCTGGTCGGCCAGCGCGGCAAAGTCCGCGCGCGCGAACAAATCCTTGCCGTAGTCGGTCTCGCCGCCCCAATAGGGCGGATCGAGATAGAAGAGCGTTTCGGCCGTGTCATAGCGCGCGATGAAGGTTTCGTAGGACAGGCGCTCGATCGTCACCTTGGCCAGGCGCGCATGCACCGCCTCGAGGCGCGGCACGATCGAGAGCAGGTTGAACGCGCCGCCTTGGTAGAGATCCACACCGAAGGACCGGCCGGACACCTTGCCGGCGAAGGCACAGCTTTGCAGATAAAGGAAGCGCGCCGCGCGCTCGAGGTCGGTCAGCGTGTCCGGATCGGTCGCGGACAGCCGCTCGAACTCGGCCCGGGTCGTGAGCTGGAAGCGCAGCACTTCGATGAATTGCGGATAGTGGCGCTGCAGGATCCGGAAGAAGGTGGCCACGTCGCGGCTGTAATCGTTGATCACTTCGACCGGCGACCGGATGCGCCGGCGCAGGAAGATGCCGCCCATGCCGACAAAGGGTTCGGCGTAGAGGCGCGCACGCGCGCCATCGATCAGCGGCACAAGGCGGCGCGCCAGATTCTTCTTGCCGCCGAGATAGGCGGCGACCGGTTGGGCAGGCTCGACGGACACATCGCCGAACAGATCGGGACTCGACTCCATGGTGATGAAAGACCTTTACTCCCCGCGCCGGTCCGGCCGGCGGCGGGAACGGGGCACGGTGCTAGCCCGTGCGTCGTGCGGGACCTTACTCCCGCGGCTCGGGGCGTTGGCGCGCCCCGGCCCCCGCCCATCAAAGGCGAGAGAAGCTGTATGGGCCAGTACTCCTACATCGCCGGATACCGCGTGACCTGCGTGCAGGGGTGCTTTGCGCCTGTCTGGATTCCGGCCGGGCCGGGCGCGGACACGCCGAGCCTGCACAAGCGGCTCAACCGGCCGTGCAAGAAATGCGGAATCGGGGTCGGGGTCGAAGGGATCTGGGCGGACGATCAGGGCCGCGTGCCGGCCGGTGCGCCCGAGGATGTCCCCGGCGAACGCCAGCCCGTGCCCAGCCGGCCGAGTGGCTGGCGCTAGTTTTCCTCAGGCTTCCACAAAGAGTAGTCGCCTGTGAAGAACAAGGGGCTGCACAAGCTAGGACAACAGGGATAAACGTGAGTCGCTGTTGACAACTACAGCGACGAGAGCCGCCCCGAAACCAATTGGAGCTGGAGAGGGGCGGCGCTCGGACTTCAACCTCAGAAGAGGAGTTGTGGTTATGCACCACGCCTATCTGGCCTTCAAGCGCGAGATGGCATCGGCAACGATGTTTATCTCGATTCCCCCGGGGTTTCTGATTCTCGCCCTCGTGGCGTTGAAGATGATCTAGACCCGGCCGGGGGAGGCGATGAGCGCCGCCTCGTTGTCTCCCCCTCCCCGGCCTGGCAGGCCGCCAGCGCAGCATGAGCCACACTCAGCCGGTCGTGCAGGCCGAGCGCGCGGACATAGAGCCCCTCGCCATAGACGCGCCAGTCCTGCCCGGCCGAGATCGGCGCGGGGCGCTCGCCTGGATCAAGCCGGCCGGTATCGATCCCGGCCGCACAGTTGACCTCAATGATCCGGGTCTCCGGCGGCGAGTTCGCGCATCCGGCGCTCATCGTCACGATCAGACAGGCACTCAGCACGGTAAACCACTTCACGGGGCTCTCCATTGATTTGATCGAAGGCGTTGGCGGTCGCGTCGAGACGGTCGGCCAGGCCGGACATGCGGGTGAGATTCGCCGTCGTGGTTTCGGTCTGGCGTTTGGCGGCCGCAATCGCGGCATCGGCCTGCGATCCCCGGCACGCCGCCAGATCGACGGCCAGAGCCTCGCGCGCCTTGGACTCGCGCAGGGACTGGAGCCACATGCCCGTTCCGGTCCCGGCCGCGAAGGTGCCGGCGAACAGGGCGGCGGCGAGGCCGCCCGTCAGGAGTGGCCTGCCGAGGGCGAGGCGAAGAACGGATCGGATCATGATACCCACCTTCTCAGCTGCTCGAGCATCGACCGCGCCCCGATCGCCCAGGGCAGCACGAAGACGACGATCGCCAGCGCGAGGATCAGCAGCCCCGCGGCCTGCCAGGGCGTCACCGTCTCACCTCGAGCACGAAGAAGATCACGACCAGCACGATGCAGGCCGCCAATCCGGCCACGCCGCCCAGCAAGGCGGCGCCGAGGGCCGCGCCGAGCCCGGCATGCAGGTTGATCAGAAAGCCCGCCACAGCGCCGACCCCGGCAAATATGGCAAGGGCGAGAAGCAGGACACGGCCAATCACGTCATCTGTCATCGTCTCAATCCTTTTCATCCACGATCGTCAGGAATCCGCCTTTGGCCGCGTGCGCGCGAAGGACGGGATAGATGTCTTCATAGGCCGCCTGGCTCGACCAGATGCTCAGGCCGTGGGCGCTCTCGCCCCAGCTCTCGCCGACGAGGACGCAGCCGGCCGTGTCCGAGTGGTAGTTGCCCGCGTGGAAGAGCACATAGGTCCAGCCCGGCAGGACGATCTCGACCCTCTCCGCGTGCCAGGACCATTTGCGCGTATAGCGATCGTGGAACCCGCCCTCGCCGCGCAGCCGCAGCGGCCAGCGCCCGGCCGGGATGCGGCTATGGCCGGGCTCCTTCACGCCGGGGACCTTTGGCGGCCGGTCCTCCAGCGTGTAGCAAAGCGGGCGCTGACGCAGGATCAGACGGCCGAGCGTGGCGCGCGCATCGTGACGCATGCGCAGGAGGATCAGATCGTCGGCATCGGCGCGCGCAATCATGACCGGTCCTCCCCGCGCGGCGGCTCGGCCGGAGGCGCCGGCGGACGGCGCACGCCGCGCCCGGCCCAGCGATGGATGACGTCCTTGAGCAGCTCGGCCAGCTCTTCCGGATCATCGGTCCAGGCCTTGGCCACACCGCGCAGCGCCTTGGCGACATAAACGCTGATGAGGACCGCGCCGATGACCATGCCGGGACGGCCCTCGGCGGGCCAGGCGCCCCAGAACACGCCGGCCAGCGCGTCGGCCAGAAGCCCCATGGGCAGGCCCAGCATCGCCGAAACCAGCGCATAGCCGATGCGCCGGTGCCAGGGCCGACCGTCGAGAAACCACCACACCCCGACCGCGCCGGCAAAGGCGGCGGCCAGGGGCTGGAGGATCTCGGGCGTCGCCAGCAGCGCCAGCATCGAGACGAGCGCGAGCGGCGTCTCGAGAAACAAAGCCATCCAGGGCTGCGGGAATAGACGATGCGGCATGCCGGGTCTCCTGTGCTTCGGGCATGAAAAAGCCCGCCGAAGCGGGCTGGAACGAACGGCGTTCGCTAGTGGGCGGTTACTCGGTGAACAGGAAGCGCAGCCGCCGCGCGACCGGGATTGTGTCGTCAGCCAGCATGGCCGCACGCCACATGATCTGCGCGCGCCAGGTGCGGACCCCGGTCGCGATCAGATCTTCGCGGAACTCGCGATGCGCGCGGAACCGGGCCGCCGGATCGCGTGTGAGCGATAGCCGGTAGTCGTGCGCGATCGAGGCGGGCAGCGCGGCGGAGGCGCGCGGGAAGAGCCATTGCGCCCAGAACGGCACGCTCTCCCCGTCGCTGGCGAACGGTGGGTCAATCGTCAGCTCGCGCACCGTCAAGGGCTCCAGCAAGACGAAGCAGGCCAGCGGCCCTCGCCGCTCGACGCGGACAACCGGTGTCACGCCGGCCATCCACTCATGAGGTCGATAGCGTTGACAACCTCGAAGCTGGCGGCCGCTTCGATCTGCCCGGCAAGTACGGCCTCGTAGTCGTAGAATGGCTGCATAAACGCATCGATCGCCAACCCGTAGTCTTTCAGATCGGACAGCGTCATGTCCCGCCAGGTCGTGGCGTTGAGCTTGAACTTGACCGGGCCGGTCGCATCCAGCTCTTCGAGAATGCGTATTTTACCCATCACCGGACCCATGGCCGGTTCGGCGTAGGCTATAACGTCATCATAAGCGAAAAACTGCGTCTTGCTCCAGCGGATCGCCGCGATCTCGGAGAGCGCTTCGTCCCGGAACGGGATGAACTTCGACCCATCCCAGCGGTCGCCATAGTCAACGAAGCCGCTAACCGGGAGCCATCCTTGAGCGGATGCGAAATCCTCGTCGGCCTCGACCATATTAGCAACGCGGCCATCGTCGAGAATTGCATAGGTCATCGTTTTACCTCGATTTTCAGGCTTACGGAACGCGGCGATAACGGATTATGACGACGCCGGAGCCGCCATTTGTCCCGGTCGAATTAGCACCACCACCGCCTCCGCCAGTGTTGGCATCAGCCGAGAGTCCGGTGCTTCCGCCTTGGCCGCCACCACCAAGACCGCCTGGTATTGGTGTGCCTCCGTCCGAGGCACCAGACCCGCCGCCGCCGTAATAGGTCGCTGTCCCTGTAATCGAAACGGAGATGCCGTCACCTCCGTCACCGCCGACGGAACCGCTTCCGGTAGAGCCAGCCTGACCGGCACCACCGCCGCCACCGCCAGCATATTCAGTCGCACCGGAACCGCCTCCGTAACCCTCAACCGGCGAGTAGCCCCCCGAGTTACCAGCGCCACCTGCAGTCGTCGCAATGTTCGACGCAGCGCCGCCGCCGCCGGAGCCGCCGGATTGCCCCGCCGAGGAGGCCCCACCGTGTCCACCACGCCCTCCGCCGCTCGCGGAGTAACCTAGTGCCGACGACGCCCCGCCATTTGAGCCCGGGGAACCATAGCTTCCGCTGGCCAGTCCCCCTGCCCCTACAGTTATGCTGTGAGAACCCACCGCAGGCACGGACAGGTCTTCAAAATGGCGCACGCCTCCTGCGCCGCCGCCGCCGACACCACCAGCGCCGCCGCCACCGACGACCAACAGATCAAACTCGGCGTTTCCGGCCGAAAAAGATTGGACCTCAAAAGTGTCGGAAGTAGTGAACGTATGTACCCGATAGTCGCCGTCATCGGTAACAGTTCCGCCCGTCGCCTCAACTATTATGAATGTACTGGCAGTCGTCACGCTGATAACCGGCGACCACTCCGACACCACGCCACCCGCCGACCGATAGCGGACCCGATAGAAGTATCCCGTCGACGTGGCCCCGTGCGCGGGCGTCGTCCAGCTCGTCAGATTGCTCGCATCCTCCAGGCTCTCCGCGTCGATGGTCGAGAAGTCCGAGGCGGTCGAGCGCTGCCAGTCGGTGGAAGCGTGGGTGTCGCTCTGGTAGGTCATCGCGAAGGCCGAGGCCGTGACGATGATCGTCTCGCCCACATCGGTCGCATCGTCGGCGGGGCTCGTGATGGATGGGGTTTCCACGGTCGCGGCGCGATAGTCTGACGACACTGCGGCCGGGACGAATACAATCTCCCACCCGTAAGTCTCCCCGGTCCAGCGGGCGAACACCACACCGGGCTCGTTGAAGATCAGGTCCACGTCCTCGCCGTTCAGCGGCGCACCGGCGAGTGCGGGCAACGTAACCGGGTTGGACGGCGACCATGTTTCATCATGAGCTTCGAGCGCGAAGCGCGCGCCATAAGTCGACGTCTCGGGGAGCGCCGTGAGCGCGACGCCGCCGCCTGACGTATCGACCGGCGTGATCTCCCCGACAGCAGGCGTAAAGGCGCTCGTCTTGATCGTCGCCACGGTCAGACCGGCGCCACCGATCCCATCGGGGATTTGGTCAGGATTGAGCTTGCCGTCCCCGTCGAGGGTCGCGACACCGTTTGCCGCGCCTTTTGCTGAGACGTCGATCTTGCTACCTAAGGAGGCGGTAATCGTCGCCGCAAACGCCTCGTCATCGTCCAGAGCTGCAGCCAGCTCGTTGAGTGTATCGAGTGCGCCCGGGGCTCCCCCAATCAGAGCGTCAATGGCAGCCGTGATCGCGGCATCGACCTCGGCTTGCGTGTAGGTGTTGGATTTGTCGGCCTTGGTCGTCGGGTCGAAATTGGCGCTGTTCCAGATCAGTCGCCACGGATACCAGCCCGGCCCCGTACCCCCTGACCCGTTGACGTTATGGCCGTTGCGGAACCACATCGCCGTATTGCTGGCGGTGAGCTGGAACAGACGGTTTTCGCTGAATTTGACATTCAGGCCCACCGTGTACGGTGCGGGCCAACCAGCCTCAAGAGCTGAGTTGGCCTCGAACGCCTGCACCCCCGTCGCCGGGGTTATGACACTACTGGACGGGGCTATGTCGATAATGTCGTGGGTCGCGGCGGCCTTACTGTCGAGCGCGGCCTGAAGACCCTGCACTTCGCCAATCGTCGTCGCGGGCAGCAGGGCAGACTTACCGCCCACCTTCTCGATAATCAGGGCGCTCTCGCCGGAGCGCAGGGTCAGCTCGTCGGCCCCGCTCTCGCGCTGCGTGCAGATGGTCAGGACGTCATCGACTTCGACGTTGGCGATGCCTTGGATATAGGCCGATCCCTCATTCGCCCCGGCCACATTCCTGATCGCCGTGCCGACGCTTTTGCCGCCCATGGCCACGCCGTTGAGCTTGAAGAAGACGCCGATTGAGGAGTCCACGTCCACGCCCTCTGTAGACGTGTCCTCGTACTCGATCCGGGCCGAGACTTTGTACTGCCCGGCCTCGTTGAAGGTCAGGCTGCCGCCGCTCACGCTGATAGCGCTGTCGGCCTGGACGATCTCATCCCAACCGATGACAGCCCCACCCGATCCGGCAAGATCAGTCACGGTGTCTGTCGAGCTGTACTGCGCCACGGACGCACGCGGGAGGGCGGCAATGTCGGCCTTGTCGTCCAGCGCGCCTTGCAAGCCGGCGACCGTGCTGATCGCCTGCGTGCCGGTATGGTTGGCCCGAGACCGGAGATAGGTGTCTGTCTGGTTCGCTGTCGCTTCTTCTGCGATCCCGGCGAGTTTGCTTTTCTCCGCGTCAGTGTAGGCGTTCGTGTCGGCCTCGCCCTCATAGGCGGCTTTTATCTCCGCCCCGGTCTGGTCGGCGGTCGCCCCGGTTTCGATACCGTCGAGTTTCGCCTTGTCCTCTTTGGACATGTAGCCGTCTACAGTGTCGGAGGCCGCCTGCCATACTGAGGCGTCGAGCTTGCTGGATACCGCATTGGTCAGAGTGGCGATGGCGTCCGGGTCGTCGCCCAACGCCGCCGCAAGCTCGTTGAGCGTGTCGAGTGCGCCCGGTGCGCCGCCCACAAGAGCGTCGATGGCCGCTTGGATTTGCTGGCCGATCTCCGTCGAAGTCAGGGCGTCCGCGATACCGTATCCCGCAAGAGTGGTTGGCCGAGTGGCTTCAATGATCTTCGACCAGTCGAGCTGCGGGATACGGGCCGTGTCCAACGTGCCTGTGACTTTGGAAGCCGGCACGTTCGGGAGCTGCGCAGCCTTGAGAAGACTGGACGCATCCAGCTCGGCCAGGCCGTTGGCCGCGCCTTTCAGGGACGTGGCCAGCTTGGCGTCGAGCGCGGCCTGAAGTCCCGTGATCTGTGCGATTGCCAGAGCGAGCGCGACCTGATGCTGCGTCACGCTGCTCTGCGAGATACGGTCGTCCGAGAACTCGCCGGACACGACGTCCGCTGCCGTGTGCGTGTGCGCGCTCGGCGTGAAACTGGCAGGCTTGCCGGTGATGTTCGACCACGCAATCGGGAAGAAGGTCGCAAGAAGCTGGGGCAGGTCCACCGCGGCGCCGGCATCGATCGCACGCTGCACGAGTTCTGCCGTCTCGGTCACGCTCGTGTCGAAGCGCACCGTCTGGCCCGGGCGGAAGGTCTCGCCGGTCTCGGGATCGGTCCAGCCGCCAGCAAGGTCAAACCAGATATATGTTTGTGACATGGGCTCGTGATCCTGTGTTAGGGCAAGGCTGCGCCGGGGGGCGGATTCCAGCCCCCACCGGGGCCTCCGCCGCCGCCACCGCCGCCTGTCGTATTCGGCTGGGTTGCCGTCGAGAGCTGCGTGACCGCCGCACGCTCAACGAGCGCGGCCCGCACCTCGTAGTTCTCGACACGAATATCCGTGTTGTCCGGGGTGCCGGAGCGCGCGCCGTAATAGACGACCCAGAGGTCGATCGTGTGACTGCCCGCGCTCAATTGCTGGGTGGTCATCCCCCCGGCGAGCGTTTCGGTCACCGTCTGCCCCATGATCCGATAGAAGGTCCGCGTTCCGCCCGCTCCACCGTCAACCTGGATAAGCGCGCCGATGTGCACATCCGAATCGTGAAGGTTATAGACGTCGATCTGCGCGTCGATCTGGATTGAGGCTTCCGCAGTGACCCCAGAGACGACGAAGCTCGCGAGCTTCTGGCTGGTCGAAGTGATGTACCAATTGCTCGGAGCGTCGGCGGCAATCCACTGTTTGAGGGAGGCGCCGACCGCGAGCCCCGAACTCGCGACCGTGGCATTCTTGAGCGTGACCCCGTCAATGAGATAGGTGCCAGATACCGGATCCAGAAAGACAAGATTCTTCTCGCCATCGTAAACGTTAAAGCCCCAGTACTGACCACCGAACCAGTTGCCGAAATTCATCTCGGCGTTGCCCGGCCCCTGGATCAGCAGCCGGCCGCCATCGTCAATAATGAGCTGGTTGGGGATGTAGATATTCCCGCCGGTCGCAACGAGCGCATCCGTGACCGTCCCGTCGACCGGATTGCGCAGAGCGATCCGGTCGCTGACCAGGTCGACCGCCGAGCCGTCCTTGCCCGCGAAAAGCCGGACCTGAGAATTATTGCCGCCCGCGCCTTCAACCAGAACTTCAAAGTACGCGGCCTGATCTTCAACATCCGCGACCGCGCCCACAAGAATGTCGAACGCGGCGGTCAGGTCTTGCCATTCAGCATTACCGCTGAAGCTGATCCCCGCGACAGCCTGCTCCAGACCGGCTTTCGAAACGAATGTCGCCTCTGCCGAGGCCTCACTCAGCACGTCCTCGGGCAGGCCGTTGACCGTAGTCGCAAGAGCCTCGAACGCGGCGTTTGCGGTCAGGTCGATCCCCGCAATCGACTCCTCCAGATTCGCGAGCGCCAGATAGCTTTGCGACGCCGCGGCCTGTGTCAGGTATTCGCCTTCGAGCACCGCGTACACGCCCGCCACGGCCTCGGCGCGTGACTCGCTTTCGGTGACAAGCGCCGTCACGTTCTCCCGGTAGCCGGCCCGGCCCTGGCGGGTTTCCGCCTGCAGGCTGCGGATGAACTCCGCCATGGCGCCGACCGTGCGGCGAAGCTCCGCGATCTCGGCAGCGAGTTCGTTATCCGGCGGCTGAAACGGGCTCGGCTCGATCTGCCCGGGTAAAGCGTAGGCGGCGAGCGGGCGGGACAACACGAGCCCGCCAATGTCTGCCGAGCCCGCAACCGGGACGACGCGGATTTCCACGAAGGCCGCCTCTTCCGGGGCCTCGGCGACACCGCCGATGCGCCCGGACGATCCGGCGCCGAGTTCGCTCGCCGACAAGGTCTCGCCCGCCTCATCATACCAGACCGCTTCCACGCGCGCGCTCGACGCCGCGCCCAGGACCGCGATGTCGCATGAGGCCTGGACGAAGACACCCTCACGGACCGGCTTCCGGCCCGGCCACCAAATGACCCGCGTGGTCTGCGCGCCCGTTGCGGAGAGTGTCCACGACGCCTGAATGGCGCGCGGAGGCCCGTCCGCGAGCATCTGGACACCCTCGACCACGCGGAAGCCATCGGACCCGGCTTGGAAAAGCGGGTCCTGCAACCAGTTGAGCAGCGAGTGCTGGCCGCTCATAGCGGATGTCAGAGCCAGCGCGCCGGCAGAGTCCGCAAGCGTCTCGTCCACGCGGCCGAGCGCGTCGTTGATCGCCTCTCGCGCCGCCTCGATCGAGGCGGAGGGGATTGTGGCGTCGATCGCGGTCAGCTCATCGGGGATGACGACATCCTCGACCAGCACGCGCGGGCTGTAGATATAGCCCTCGCCGCGTAGCGCACGGTAGCGAAAGGCGACGTCCACCGTCGAACCGGGCGGCACATCGCGTATGTCGCGCGTGGGCTGTGACGGGGGCAGGATAGCCAGCGGGTTGAAGTCGGCCTCATCCTCGCTGGAGCTGGGCCGGATCTCGACAACCAGATCGGTCAGCGTCAAGTCGTCATCGGCTTCGGCCGAGACCTGCAGAACCGGCTGCCGAACGCCGTTCGCTGTCTCGATCGTGACGGCATTGGCAAACACGTCCTGCGGCGGGTCGAGCTGATCGTCGGCCGAGATCGACGTGACCAGCAACGGGGCTTCGGACCGCCGCGCCTCGGCGTCGATCAGGACGATCTTGAAGTCATAGTCTTCCAGCGGGCTGGGCGGGACGAAGCTGAGCACGCGATCTTCCGCGCCCAGCGGCGACAGCGCGGTCCAGGCCGCCTCGCCGTCCGCAGCCGGCGTGACCCGCCAGGCCGCCTCGACCCGGGCAATGCGATCCTCAAACCCGGTCGGCACGCCGAAGCGCACGAAGATCCCGGCCGCGCTGACATTGACGGCGACAAGCTCCGGGGTCGGCGGGCGCCGGCGGATCTGCGTGACAATGGCCGAACCCCAGCTGGGGACCGGCCCGTCTTCGGCCTGGAAACGCGCCGCGGCCTCGAGGACGCATTCGATATCGGCTTCCAGCCCGGGGGCCGGATCGATATTGCGCACAAGCGCCGGCACTGTCTCCTGACCCAGCTCGCCGAAGGCCAGAAGATCTCCGACCGCGGGCGCGTCGTCCGCCGCCATGCTGTCGACAAAGAGGAGCGTCTGCACCGCGCCTGGTACGGTCTGGACCGGCCGCGACGCCTCAAGCTCGACATGGGCATGATCCTCCCCGTCATCGACGACGCGCCGCCAGGTCAGACCGTACTGCACGCCGGCGGTCATCTCGACGGTTTCGTCAAGCACCACGCCGGCAATACGCCCTGTCCCGTCCTCCAGGATCAGGGACTCCACCCGGCCGGCCCCCAGACCCAGCACCATCACATCGTGCTGGATCGCAACCAGGTCACCGTAGGTGCAGGTCAGCGATTCCACGTCCTGAGAAAAATGGAAGCGTTCGGTCTGGAGCAAAGCCGTCGCGCCGTGAAACCGGGCCAGGCGATAGATCAGGTCCGGATCGGTCACGCCGATCAGCTCGAGCGCCTCGAACTTCGTGGCCTCCTGCGTACCCGCCTCACTCCCGTCTTTCGAATAGCCGTCCATGTAGACGATGCGCTCGTCAGTCCGGTAACCCTCTTCCTCGTTCTGAAATGTGACGCGCAGCGCATGCACGTCGCCCGGGAAGGTTTTCGTCATCCGGAAGCCGCGCACATTGCGCGCCGTGATCATGGCGGACGGTCCGGAGACGCGCGGCGCGTCGATCACGACAGACAGAAGATTGTTCAAGATCACCGGCCGGCCGCGACCGGCCGCACAGATCAGGCGCAACCAGTCGGCTCGGCGCATATCCTCGACGAGGAAATAGTCGAAGGTGTAGCCCTGATCGGCACACCATCTGGAGAAGGCGGCCCAGGCCGGCCAGTCGATCAGCGCATCGGGACGCGGGTTTGCGACATGCGGCCCGCGCACGGCAAACAGGCCGAGATCGGCCGGGCTGCGCGTGATGGCCGCCTCTGTCCAGTCCTCGGCGGTCACCGTGGACAGATCCGCGTCCTCATCGCCGGCGATCTCGGGATCAAGGCGCGGAGCCACACGCTCGAGCACGAGATTGATCGTGTCGACCATGCCCGACAACTGATCGCTGGCCTTGATGCGCATCGCCATTTCGGCGTGCATCGGCTCCGGGTTCGGATCGGTCGGCGCGAAGCTGATCAGCTGCGCGAAGTCGACCCGGTCTGCGGTCCGGTCATCGTCGGCTTCCGCATTCGTGCGGCGAACCCGGAAGCGGTACTGACCCTGCGGCAAGGCGACCCGGATTTCGCGGCGGAACGGCTTGCCCGGCTCGGCGCGTCTGTAGGTGACTGTGCCGGTCGGGGCGCCGAATCCGCGGACCCGTGTATCGTAGTCTCCGAACAAGCCGCCAAAGCCGAAGCGGGTTTCGCCAAGCGCCGCCACGGCCTGGTTGGATTGCGGGGCGGAGGATCTCGCATCATACCAGGGGCCGGTGTCCGGATCCTCGGAAACCGGCTGATATTGGACGTCGAGCGTCACCGTGACCGAAACATTCTTGCCCTTCTTGTCCTTCCCGCCCAGGCCGGTCGGGAAGGCGAGGATTATGACGGCCTCCGTCATGTCCGGCTGGCCGGTCCGCGTCACCCAGAGCCCGGTCGTGAGGTGCGCGCCGACCACTTCGGTCGATGGATCGGTCGTGTAGAGCGTGATCGGGGGATCGTCCGGACGGACCCGGGTTTCAATCTCGACGCCCTCGAAGTCGCTGGCGCGCGTCTCCCCGATCTTGATCAGATCCGGGTCCGGGTCTGCATACTCCATAGGCCCCAGCGAGAAGAGCAGGCGCAGATAGACATCGTCACCGACCGTCTCCTGCCAGGGCTGACCCTGCATGCGGGGGAAGACCCGGATGCGCCCCATCGGCAGAGGAACCACGCCATAGGGCACCAGCTCGTTTCGTGCGCCTTCGATCGAATACGTCGCATCCGGGCGCGCATTGGTCTCCAGGCTGGGCTGAGGCGGCGGCACAAGGGCGTTGATGGCCAGATTGCCCACGACCATGATCGTGGACGCGGCGGCCGCGGCCCAAAACGATGACGCGATCGCGCCGCCGGCGCCGCCACCCACCCAGGTTGCCAGCGCCACCACCGCGACCTGCAGCACGGTGCGGATCAGCTTGGCGCCGTCGCTATCGCCGCCGGACGGCCGGATGCCGATCGACACGACAGCGGCGGGCTTGGGCCGGATGCGCGACCAGGCGGCGCGCGGCACACGCTCACCCTGCAGCCACACGACAGCATGCGCGCGCAGGACCGGATCGCCGAGCCCGGCCGCGACCATGGCGTCAATCGTGGCGCCCTCCGGCACCGTGATTCGCCGCGGCCGGGTCTGGGCGAAGGGCCGATCAAAGACGTGGGCCGTCAGCTCGGCGCGAGACAGGGGGCGCGTCGCGTCATCAAGCGGGGACATAATAACCCTCGATCCGGCGCGCCCATTCCGGAGAGCCGAGCGTCTGGACACAGGTCGGCGTCTGGGCAAGGACGTGCAGGAACTGGCCCTGGCCCAGACACAGGCCGACATGCAGCGGCCGCCCCTGAATGTTGAACAGCGCCACCGCGCCCGGACGCGCCGCGCTGGGCCGCCAGCCCCCGCGACCGGCCTTTATGGCGGCCTCCTGCGCATCGAAACGTGCGGCCCGGCTCGCCTGGACTTCGGGCGTGCGCACATCCTGATAAAGCTCGATCGGGCCGGTGCCGAAATGAGCGGGCAGACACCAGGAGATCAACCCCCAGCAATCCCACCCGGAAGGATCGATCCCGCCCCATAGATAGGGCACGCCGATATACGGTGCCTGCCAGCCGCGCGGCGGAAGAGTGGGGGTCAGGACCGACATCAGTGCAAACCCGGGGCAAAGCGCGGCGAATAGGTCCAGGCGATGGCCGGTTCGTCGTCATCGTCGCGCGCCTTCAGATCGGCCTCGATCGTCAGCATGCTCCAGCCCGGCGCCGGGATAATGAAGGCGGGAAAGCTCTGCTCGACCACGTCCGGGTCGCTGGCCAGGACGATCTCGGCCGTGACCTCCGGAGACGTCTTGAGCAGCCGGATCATTTCCACGATGCGCCGGTCGACATTGTCCAGGCGGATGCGCGCCGCATCGCGGCCCTGTTCGCTCTGGCCGGGCGGGATCCATTCGAACGCGTAGGCCATGAAGGTCCGGCCGTTCGAGACGATATCTGTGTCGTTTGCGACCAGTCGCAATTCGCCATCCGAGATCCCGATATCGGGCCGATCGATAGCGAGCGCGGCAAGGTCGGGGTGAGAGAAGGTCAACAAGACAAGCCATATCTCGTCCGTTGTCTCCGCCTGGCTTTCCTCCAGGAAGCGGCGCGACACCATCAGGGCGTCCTCACAAAGCGCAGCTGGGCGCCGAGCACGATACGCCCGCCCGCCGAGCGCGTGACCGCCGGCAGGCTGCCGCCCTTGAACTGCGCCCGGCCTGAATCGCCGGTGAAGGGCTCGGTCCAGTTAAACCAATGCGCGCCGCCGGCCAGCGATCCGTTGAACCACGGCAGGAAGACATCGCGGTACTGCGCGCGCGACATGACGAAGCGGGCCTGGATATCGGCGGGAGCCGCGGTCGTGTCGCGCCGCTGCTTCGGCGCGCCCTGGTCGACCTCGCTCTCGCGGACCCGGGGCGGCGTGTAGGTATAGCCCTCCCGCAGGGTGTTGAGGACAAATCCATCGGGCAGGTCGATGGCCATCAGCGCTGCCCCACCTTCGGCTTCATGCCATAGCGTTTCTGCAGGCCGCCATCGAAGGCGCCCGCGCCCATCATGGCGTTGACCTTCTTGCCGATCATCACATCGATCCTGTGGCTGCCGTCCTGCGAACGGCGTTCGCTGACCTCCACATCGTCCCGCCGCCCGCCATAGTCATTGACATGGACCTCGATGCCGCCGGCACCCCCGGCCTGGCCGGGGGCCGGGGCCTGCGACAGCGCGCCCGCGATCGATGACAGCGTGGCCAGCACCTCGGCATTGGTGCGGGCCGTCCAGACGCGCTCGTTACGTCGCAGCACGCTCTGATACTCATCGGGGCCGAGCCGGCTGTGACGGCGAACCTGCCGGGCGGCACTGGCCGGACTGCCCTGCCAGCCCTCGTGGAAGGTCGGCAGGGAGAGGCTCGGCGCCGGAACATTGGCCATGGCCGGGCCGGCCGTGCGGGCCACGCTGATCGAGCCGCTGTTGCCACCCCCGAAATAGGCCCCGGCAATCTGGGCAATGAAGGAACCCAGCCCTTGCGTGGAATCTGCGGTCATCACGGCCTGACGGGCAATATCGGCGAGAACCTGCAGGGCCACCCGCCCCAGATCCTCCCAGCTTTCGACCTGACCGGAGAGGATGCGGTCCAACAGCTGTGTCTCGAAGCGCAGCGAACTGCCCGCCTTCTCGGCCCGGTCGAGCCCTTCCCCGTAACGCTCGAGATACTCGCGGGCCTCTTCCCAGGTCAGGTTTGTGTTTTCGACGATCTCGCGGACCCTGGCTGTCTCGGCCGCCAGGCGTTCCTCCTTGGTCGCGATCTCGTCCCGGATGCGGGCCGCGTCGGCCAGGAGCGGATTGGATTGCTCGTACTCGGCACGCGCCGCCTGCATGGCGCGCAGATAGACGGCAAAGTCGAGATGGCCCTGCTGATGCAGGACGGAGAGTTCGGCGACGCGTTGATTGTAGATCTCGGCCGGGTTGCGGATGGAGCGCGTGATCTCTTCGGCCCGGGCCAGCGCCTCGGCCGTGCCGTCCAGCTCGGCGCGGTATCGCGTCAGAACCTGGCTGGCTTCGTCCTGGGTAATGGAGCCGCGCGCCACGAGCGCATTCAGTTCGGCCTGGCGCAAGCTCACCAGTTCGCTGACATCGCCGAGATCTGCGCGGATCTGCGCCGCGGCGCGTTCGGCCTGAGCCGCATCGCGCGCCGCGCTGCCCGCCTCTTCCAGTCCTGTCCGATAGCGCGCCAGCGCCGCCGCCGCCTCGTCCGCCGTAATCGCACCGGCCCCGACCAGCTCGTTGAGGCGCTCCTGCTCGAGCGCGACCAGACCGGTCGTGTCGCCCAGCTCGGCCCGAACGCGGGCCGCCTCGCGGCGCTGAGACAGTGTCAGCGTATCGTCGCCTTCGCGGCCGGTCTCCGTGCGCAACGCCCGCAAGGCGTCCCGGCCCTCGGTATAGATCTCGACGAGCGCATCGCGGTAGGCCGCAATCATCTCCTGTTGCGCCCCGCCGGCCGCGCGCACGCGGTCCTGGATCGCCTTGACGGCATCGGCCCCCAGAACATCCTCGACTTGCGGCATGATGCCGGCATGGGCGCGGGCCGCACCGAACGCGCCGAACTCGCGCCGTGAGAGGGCGTCCAGCTGAGACCAGAGCGTTTCCATGCCCGCAAGCTGGGTCTCGAGATCTGCGGCCGTATCCTCGAACGTGATGCGTTGGACCTTCATCAACTCTTCAAAGAACGGGTGCATCGCCTCGGTCGCGCGGCGCACACCCTGGGCAAAGGATGCGAAACCTTCAGCCGAAGCGACCAGGACCGGCGCGAGATCGATGAAGGCCTGTTTCATGTTCACGTCGATCACGCGGGCCGCAACGCCGAGCCGGTTCTCCATCATCTCGGCGCGGCGCAGCACGCTTTCATCGACCACGACACCCATTTCCCGGGCACGGGCGGTGAGCCCCTCGATCCCGCCTTGCTGGCGCTCCAGCATCTGGGCGACGGCCAGGCCGCTTTCGCCAAAGGCGGCATTGGCCAGGATGGTCCGCTCGCGTTCATTGCGCGCATTGCGCAATGCGGTCGCGATCAGCTCGAGACGCTCGGCATTGGTTTCGGTCAGGTTGATCTCACGCAGGAGATCGGGATGGGATTCGCGCAGTTTCTCGACCATTTCACCGCGGCCGGTCGCGGCCCGGGCCGAGTTGATGGTGAAGATGTTCAGCGCCTGATTGAGCTGTTCCAGCTTCACACCCTCTTCGTCGGCCGCCAGCTGGAGCGACTGGAAGGTGTCGGTGTCCAGGCTCATCCGGTCGGCCCGCTTGGCCACTTCGTCAAAGGCACGCACCGCCTCGCGGGCTATGCGCATGGCCCGGGCCAGGCCGAGCCCCAGAGCCGCGATGCCGGCGGCGGCCGCGACGGCCTTCATGCCGAGCGCCTCGACCGCGCCGCCCAGGATGGGAATGCGCGAGGCCGTATTGGTCAGGTTCCGGCGCAGATCCCGCATGGCCCGGTCGACCGCCCGCGTCGAGTTCGAACTTTTCCTGTTCGACTTCTCGATGCGGTCAGCCAGGCGCTCATGTTCCCCGCCAAGCTTCTTCAGCGCGGACATGACCTGATCGGCATCTCCCGGGCGCAGCCGGAGGACGTTGACGGCACGGCTCATTTAATCGTCCTCGTATTCGCCGGTTTGCAGGCCAGACCCGCCCGCCTGGTCGCTTTCGCCAAGGATGCGGCCGGCCTCGATATCGCGCAGGAAGGCGATGAGCGCCGCGCGGTCATACCGGTGCAGCTCGGCCACACGGCCCAGGGCTTCACGCACCTGCAGGCCGGTGCAGACAAGAGCCGTGACCGGGATCCCGTTCGGGGTGGGCAGAGTAAGCGGTACGTGGATCCAGATCCCCGGATCCTGCGCGAGCGACCAGGCGAGATTGCCCTCCGGTGTCCGCGGCGCGTCGGAATCGAGCGGACACCAGGTCCCGTCAATCGTTCGGCCGCCGGACGCACAGGGCTCGCCTAGGTTCTGACATCGCCGGCAGGATTCGCCGCCGCGCCCCCAGAGATACCGGGCACGGCGGCGCAGCCTTTTCCCTCGCCATCCTCCAGAATGCGCAGACCGGATATCCGGGTGATGAAGGCCCCGGCATAGGTCTCCGCGCTTGGCGGTGGCAGGTTCTCCTGGAACAGGAGCGCGATATCGCCGAGCGAGGGCGCGAACGGGGCCGGGCACCCGTCCGGACTTTCCACGCCGGACAGCACCTGCACGATCGAGATTTCGCCAAGCGCCACCGCATAGAGGAAGAGGCCGAAGCCCGCCGAGAAGTCGAGACCGTCATGCAGATCGCCCAGCCGGGCCAGCACGCCGGCAGACAGGTTCAATGTCGCGGCCAGCTCGCTGGACTCCACCACCTTGCGCGCATAGCCCCTGGCCAGTTCCTCGGCCATGTCCTTCTCGAACGCGCCGGCCGGGCGTACTTCAAGACAGACCTGGCCAACCTCGATTGTCTGCGTGTCGGCCCGGCGCTTCAGCCGGATCGGCTTGTCAGACGCGGTCACGAATAGCTCTCCACGGCGTTGGTCAGCGTGACCGTCATCAGCGGAGCGGGCGTTTCGCCGACCACCTGACGCGCCGTGATCGAGGTCGAGAAGTCGACAGGCCCCGGACCGTTGGCGGCCGGCACGGCCGGCGGCGCAAAACAACGCGGCGTGGCGATCAGGAGCGAGGACGTGTCCGAGCGCGCATACTCGATCTCGTGAGCGAACGGCGTGGTATGCGAGGTGAACAGGTCGATCGCCCCGTTCAGCGCGGCGCCGCGCTTGAACCGATAGGTCGGGTTGCCGGAGAAGCTGAGATCGCCCGGTTCCATGGCACTCGCCAGATCTCCGGCATCGTCGGCGCTATCGGCATAATCCTCACGCTGAAGATTGTTGGCGAAGGTGAACTCGCCGGAGACCAGCTGGGCATTGACCACCGAGTTCAGCCGGGTCAGGCCACGCTTGGCCGGAAGCTTGGCACGGGCCGCCATGGCCGCAGGATCGGCCTCGATGGGCGCGCCGGCGGTGTAGACCTCACGGGCCATGCAATCGAGGCGGAAGGTGCGATACCCATCCTCGGACTTGGCCAGGCCGAAGGCGATGGAATTGACCATCAGCCCCTTGGCGATCTTCCAGCGGCCGCTGCCCAGGGCGCGCTGCAGCGTCGCACTCGGCAGCGTGTCGGCACCCGATTTGAAGACATGGGTCCAGCTGCCATCTTCGTTATCGGTCGTGTCCGGTGTCCCCAGAAGCAAGGTCAGCCAGAAGCCGAGCTGGTTCAGGTCGGCGGGCACGACGATCGAGCCCTGCCCGCCTTTCGAGCCCGGCCCCGGATCGGTCGGAGAGCGATCGTCATGGGTCTCCAGGCCCAGCTCGTTGTCCTCGGCCGGAGCCTCGGTCGTGTTCAGGCTCTCTTCGTAGTAGGTGTAGCGCCCCAGCCCTGTAGACAGGGGCGTGACGAAGTCGGTTTGAAGACCGGCGGCCAGGACAAGGCCGCGGCTTCGTTGGGATGCAACGTCCGGCATGAATAATCTCCGTGATCAGTAGGCAGGTGAGAACGGCGCGAAGCGCCGCAGGCACGAACGCGCGCCCGGCCAGGCGCCGGGTCGCCCCGGGGGGAGCGGGGTGAAAGGAGGTCAGCCGGCCAGGGCGATTTCGGTCTGGCTGGCCTTGCGCACGGTGGGCGTCTCGCCGCCGCTGAGGCGGGTGAACTCGTCGCCGGGGAGGCGGCGCACACAGCCGCGCGCAATCTGAGACCCGTCACCCTGTCTGTGCGCACGCAGGAAAAAGGCGTAGACCGGCGCGGCCGGCTTGGCCGGCTGGGCCTGTGTCGGCGCCGCAGCGGATCCGGTTTGCGAGGCGGCGGGCGTGGATTTGGGTTTGCTGGCCATCGGTCAGAACTCCTTTCAGGACAGGATGTCCGGCACTGCAAAGAGCAGCCGGACGGTGAACTCGCACGATTTGAACTGCGGCACGCCGGACAGCACCGTCTCCGCGCTGTCGGGCGCGTCAAAGGTGAGATCGTCGCAGGTCCCGTTCAGCGTCAGATCGGCGCGCAGGATGGCGCCCAGGGCCTGAAGGCCCGCATCGAATGCCGCCTCGCGGGTCGCATCGTCCGGGTGAAGCACGACCCACTCGACGCGGACGGGCAGGTCGTACTCCTCAAGCCCCTCGCCCTGATCTCCAATTTCCTCGCCCAGCTTTTCGGGCTGAAGGTCGATCAGGTTGAGCCAGCCATGCGAACCGGTTTGCGCCGAGAGCCGGGACAGGCCCTGCTCGAGTCCCTCATTGCGGACCGGAGCCGGCAGGTCCGGCGTGGCCGCGGCACCGGTCCGGATCGCCTCGAACAAGGCCTGCCGGATCTGTTCGGCGCGGGTCACAGCTTGAAACCCTGATCGGATAGCTTGGCGATGACGTCAGCCAGATGGCGGTCCAGGTGGTGACGCAGGCGCGCCGCCGAACGGCGTTCGGCGCGGTGCCGGATCTTGGCGACGTTCAGCCGCTTTTTCAGGTGTGCATTCGGCACCAGCCAGAAGAGCGGTACGCTGGCCGCGCCTTTGCGATAGCGACCGGTCTTTGTCAGCTTGGCCGCAGACAGCCGGCCGGTCTTGGTAAAACGCACATTGTTCGCGACCAGCATGGCCGCCTTGCCCGGACCGCCAGGAATGACCGTCAGCTTGCCGTACTTGGCCTCGGCCGCATCGACCAGATTGGCCGGGCCGCGCGGGTTCTTCAGATCTCCGGCCGGGCTGTCCGGGATCGGGATCGCAATCGGGCTGGACGGACCGCCGCCGATCGTCACACCCCGCTCGAAGGATTCGATGATCTGAGGCGCGCGCGAGTAGATCCAGCCAGTCGGCGCCGTCGAGAGCTTGCCGCGCGCCGGAAACATCTCCATGCGCCAGGTCCGCTCGATAACGCCGAGACCGGCCGCGCGCGTGTCCTTCTTCAACTCTTCGCGCGCCTGAAAGGTCACGTCATAGGCCGCTGCGGCCAGGGCCTGCAGAACCGCTGTCTGGGCCGCATCGGTGAAGCGTTCATACTCGCCCTGCAGGGCCAGCGTGATGTCGACTGACATGAGCGTCAGGCCTGCGGCGGGCCGAAGCGGGCGGCATCGTGGACCGCGATCGTGCGGGTCAGCCGGTAGAGATCGAGCGATTTGGGCTCGCCATCGATCACGAACGTCTTGCCGGCGAAGGGTTCGAGCCCGGACCCCAGGATAGCCGGGGTCACAAGTTCGCCCTTCTCGGCCAGCACCGCGTCCTCGAGCGCGGGTTCGTAGATCCGCACGCGGAACTGGATCGAGCCCGTGACAATGCGCGTGGTCATGAAGGATGCGGTCGCATCCGCCATGTCCTGCGGCACGGGAAGCAGGCGCACCGTTCCGGCCGCCGCCTGGGCCTCGGGCGCGGTATAGACCGCATCGAAGCCGTAAAGGCGAAAGGCCACGTCCAGGGCGCGGCGGGCATGAGTGGTCATCGGGTCAAGACCGCCCCGGATCCATCAGGACCCGGGGCGCTTTCCTTGAGCTTGGCCGAACGGCGTTCGCTAGGCGGCCGGCTTGGTCTGACCGGGGGCGGCACCGTCCCCGCCCGCGGCATCCCCATCGCCGTCACCCGGGCCGTCTCCGTCGCCGTCACCGGTCTTGGCGGCGCCGGTCTGAGCGGCGCCGCCCTTGCCCGTGCTGGCGGTCTTGGTGCCGGTCTTGGCGGTCTTGGTGCCGGTCTTGGCGGTTTCGGACCTCTTGCCGGAGGACTTCACCGTCTCGGCTTTGGGCGGATTGTAGTCGACGACGAAGCCCTTCTCCTTCAGGAGAATCGCCTCTTCTTCCTCGATCTCGACAACTTCGCCCTCGTCGGCCCGGGCGTCCTCGTCGTCGCTCTTTCCGAGCTGGAGCGAGCGGCCTGGAGCCACGCGCACCTTGATAATCTTGGCCTTGGCCATGATCATTTTCCTCTCTTCGGTTGATAGATTGAATTGGCCGGACTTCGCGGAGCTGCGCCGGCCGGGCAGCTTGAGTCGGCTTCTGGCCTAGCGGACGGTGATCGCCATGAAGGCGTTCGGACGAGCCGGGATCGGGATGCCCTTCGACTGGGTCTCCACGTATTCCTGCTCGGTCTTCACGTCCTCAAATACCCGCTGTCCGTATTCGAGCGGCAGGAACCCGTGCGTCTTCGAGATCAAGGCGCCGTAGCCGCGCACCCCCTCGATCTTGTTGGAACCGATCAGGACGGTGTGATCGGGCATCAGCTTGGTGGCCGAGCCGTCATCGTCCGTGACCGATTCCTGGTAGAGCCAGAACTCGATATCACCCAGCGCGCCCAAATAGCGCGCGTCAGTGACGTCATCGCCGACGCTTACCGGGCCGAGTTCCATCGAACCCGATGCCTGACGGCGGTTGTCCAGAACATCCTTCAGGAACGGTCGGGCCAAGCGCCAAGCCTTGGGATCGAGGACGATATGGGTCGGGGCGAAACCACTCTCGTCCTGCAGCTCCTGCATCCAGATCTCGATATCCTCGGAAGGATCAACGCCGTCCTCGCCCCAGCGGGCCGTGGTGACCAGCGCCTTGGTCAAGGTCGATTTGCGCTGATAGTTGATCGTGATCGGTTCGGCATAGCCTTCGCCGGTCACAGTCACGGAACCGCTGCGCAGGCAGTTGGCCGCATACCATTCCATGCGGCGAAGGACGGACTTGCGTTGCTCGAGCAGCATGTCGAGCTTGATGAGTTCATAACGGTCGGCGACCGTCATCTCACCGCCAAGCGCCTCGCCGGCGACGCGCTGAATGGCGCGATTAGGATCGACGGGTTCGAGCGGCTTCATGAGGGGCGGCTCGAAAGCGCGCATGTCGAAGCCGCCGCTGCGCACATCGCGGCCCGGCGAACGCTGATGGACAATCGGGGCCATGTGACGACCGCGCAGGATTTCCTCGAAGTCGAGGAACTGGTTGTTGGAGTAGACCGCACGCGGGAAGAAGGTATCGAGCAGGAAGGTGCGCGGGCGGTTAAACTGCTCGATGACTGCGACGATTTCGCGGGTGTCGCGCCCGGTAAAATTGATGGCCATGTCGGGATCTCCGTTTAAGCCGTGGATTGATCAGCCGGGCGCGGACCCGGCCGGCAGAAAGCCAGCCGTCAGACCGACTGGTTTTTCACATTGGCCAGGAAGAGCGGAGTGCCCGTCAGGTCGGCCTTGATCGTGGCGAGCGTGTGATCGGTGCTGGTCAGCACGATGGAGGCTTCATCGAAGCGGCCGGACTTGATGACCGGCGCCTTGACGTCCGCCGCCGTCGCATCGACTGCGATGGCCGAGAGACCGCGCACGACCTCAGATCCATCTTCAGCTGCCGGATCGGACAGCTTCCACTTGCCGCTGGCCGTGATCTTGCCCACGGGCTGGCGGGCGGCGATGTCTTGACCGGACACGATCGTCTCGATCTCTTCGACTTTGGGCATCGGCCCCAGTTCGAAGCTGTCCTCGGTAAAGGATTCGGTTGCACTATACGGGGGCATGAACCCCTCCTCTTGCTATGTGGGACGAAAGGCCGGGCGGCCGGCCCGGCGCGGGATCGGCCCTAGGCGCGCGCCTGGGGCTGAGGCTTCAGGCGGTAGCCAAGACCGCCCTTCTGTGCGAGCGCGCGGGCTTCGGCGGCAAAGTCGCCGGCCTGAGCCTGCGAGGTGTTGCCGAGATCCTTGACGCCCGGGTCGGGCACTTCACCAGGGAAGCCGGGCTTGGCCGAGCCACCGGCGGAGTCGCCCTCGACGATGAACAGTTCGGACTTGGCCGGATCGCGTTCCTGACAGTCGGCCAGCTTGCCGGGCAGGCTGGAGATTTCCAGCGCCGACTTGCGCCGGGTCAGGTCGCGGGCCTTGCGCGCGG